GTCCAGTTTTTAAGCAAGAAACCGGACTTTTGGGGCGGCGGCTGGGTTACAGCAGTGCGGTTTGTTCGGGTTGGGGTGGTGGCTCTGGCGGTAGCAGGGTGCCCTGGGCCTGGGCGCGGGCAATGCGCTCGCAGGCAATGTCGAAATACTTGCGCTCGCGCTCAATGCCGGTGAACGCCTTGCCAAGCTGCGCACACGCTACGCCGGTCGTGCCGCTGCCCATGAACGGGTCCAGCACGGTCAGCGCGTCGGGCGCGAAGCTCACGCACCAGCGCATCAACTCCACCGGCTTCTGTGTTGGGTGCTCGTCGCCTGGGTTCTTCTTGTAGTAGCTGAACTGCCGCAGGGCGCGGTGCATGCTCGTCCAAGCCAGTTCTCCATCGGCAAAGTCGCCTCCCATGCGCTTTTCCCAGTACAGCCACCCCATGCTGGCCGGCAGCATGTCGGCAAAGTAGTTGCCTCCCCAAATCACGGCTGTAGGTGCTTTCTCAGTCATCAGGCCAAACAGCCAGGCGGGCGGGCGTTCGTTGTCCCATCCCAGCTTGTCGCCGTTCGTGCGCTTGCTGCCGCGTGTGCGCTGCGCCCCGCCGTCTTGCCCAATTCCATAGGGCGGGTCGGTGCAGAGCATGTCATGCTTCGGCAGCAACGGCAGCACCTCGCGGCAGTCGCCGTGCCACAGTTCGGCATTACCGATGGTGATTTTTTCGGGCATGGCGGTCAGGCTTTGGCGTTGATGATTTCGTACAGGCGGCTGCGGCTGATGGTGAATTTGCTCATGACGTGGGCGTGGTTGCGGCCGTTGAATTCGGCGCGTATGGCGGCGTTGCGCTTGGCTTTGTCGATGCCGGGGATGTAGATGCGCTTGGCACCGTGCACTTCGCGCAGGCCTTCAACCACGGCGGTGGCGACTTGGGCGGCAAAGGCTTCGTGCATGCCGATTTTTTTGCGGACGATTTCGGTCATTTCGGCCACCAGGAGCATGGCTTCGTCGTCGCGCTGGGCGGGGGTGCGGTGGGCGTCTTGCAGGCTGAGTTCGGTTTGCATGGCTTTGGTGGTGTGGTGCTGTGCGGGTGGGGTGTTTGGCGCTGCTTCAGGTGAAGCCACGGCCCAGCCAGTCGGCGGGGGCGAATGGGTTGGCGGGTGGTGCGGGTGGCACAAAGCGGGCGCGTTGTTTGGGCGCTTTTTGTGTGTGTTTTTGGCCTTCAGCGCTTGTGCTGGTTGTGTTGTTTGCTTCGATTTCTACCAGTGGCGGCAGGGGTTGAGTTGTCAACTGGTGGTTTACAACTGGCTGCGGCTGGTCCGTTATGGGATTTCCCATATCGGCGGGCGGTGTGGCGGGTTGGCTGGTTATCGGAATTCCGATAGCCGATGCAGGCGTGGCGGGATTTCCCGCCACGGCTTGGTTGTCCGATGCCGGATTTCCGGCAACGGGGGTTGCCTGGGTGGCGGCGGCGGCTTCGGTGGCGGCCAATGGGCTGAACAGGTCGGGCAGCAGGGCCTGTTCGAGCCGGTCCCACATGGGTTCGGTGTAGGTGTGGTGGCCCAAAAAGTGGCTGGCGAAAACGCAATAAACGGCGGTGTCCAATGGCTCGTTGCGGTCGTATACCTGCACCCAGTGGTGGGCGGTGCCTTTTTTTGTGCGCACGGTGCGGCGCACTTCGGACGTGAAGCCTTTGAAGTATTCGACTTCGAGCTGGTTGCTGAAGTGGATGTAGCCGGGGCCGGGTGTGGTGAGCTTGAGGCGGCCAAAGATGAGGTCTTTGGCGGTGTCGGTGCCCACCAGCCAGAGCTTGACGCCGCCTTTGATGGTGCGGCCACGGTGGTTGACGTCTTTGGCGCTGCTGCGGCCTTTGATGGGTTTTTCTGCCTGGCTGTCGCCTTTGATGGCCAGGAATTTTTCGGCCATGTGGGCGCGGCAGAAGGTGTAGGCCTGGTGGGTGTAGTGGCCGCCGGTGTCCACCGCCACGGCGCGGGGGCGCATGGGCTGGCCGTACCAGTGGTGCACGGGGCTGGTGACGTAGGGGTACAGGCGGTTTTCCCAGTCGTCAAGGCTGGCCAGGTTGCCGTCTATGCGTTGGCGGTCAACCAGCCAGCTTTCTTCACCACGGCCAATGGCCCATTTGCTGACGTACCACCAGCCTTCTTGACAGTCAACGCTGGCCACGAGGTCGAGCCCGCCGGGGGGCACGCGGCGCAGGGGGTAGGCTTCGGCGCGTTGTTGCAGTTCGTGGCTGTCGGCTTTTTCGACTTCTTCTTCCCAGGTTTCGCCCTGGGTTTCGTTGGTAAAGCCTTCCATGGCGGCGGCGTCACCGGCTTGCATGGCGCGCAGGGCGTCGAGAAATTCTCGGACGATGACGGCCCAGGTGGTTTGTGGGCTGTAGGCGGTCCAGACGCGGAAGGCGACGTGCCGGGGTGGGTGGGTGAGTTTGCAGCCGTGGGCGTCGGTCCAGGTGCCGTCGATGTACAGGTGGTAGTTGCCGCAATCGCTGGTCCAGACGCCGGTTTTCCAGATGCGGAGATAGTCGGCCTGGTTGATGTGGCCACGGCAGTGGGGGCAGACGTGGCGTATGGTGCCTTCGGGGTCTTCGGCATCCCACGCAAAGCCGCTGAGGATGGGTTTGCCTGCGTTGGCGGCGGCCACGTCGAGGCGGCCGGGTTGCAGTGGGTGGTCAACGCCGCAGTGTGGGCAGGTGACGTGGTAGCGCAGGCGGGCGGTGGCGGCGGTTTCGCGCCGCTCGATGTGGTCAAGGCCTTTGACGCGGGGGGTACTGCCCGCAATGAGTTTGGGGTGATTGGCCCCTTCGAGGCGTTTGTGGGCAAGGGTCCAGGGGTCTGCGGATTTGTCAATTTTCTGGTCAAAGGCGCTGAATTCGTCAAGCAAGGCTACCTGCAGGGTCATGCGGCGGTAGTTGCCTGAGCTGGTACCGCCTTTCATAAACAGGATGGAGCCCAAAAACTTTTTCATGTTCAGGGTGTTGGCTTTGCTTTTGCGCATGAAGCTGGGCAGCACCTGTTGCATGACGCGCACGTCGCGCAGCATGGGCTCTACTTCGGCTTTGCAAAATTCGTCGCTGTCGGCGTCGGTGGGCTGCCAAATGCACTGGTTGCGGCGCTTGTGCTGGGCAAAGTAGGCAATGGCTGCCAGCAGCATTTTTGTGTAGCCGACGCGGGCAGACTTTTTTATGGTGACTTCTTCAATGTGGTCGTCACCCATGGCGTGGAGCATGCCCACCTGGTAGGGGTAGCTTTCCCACCTCTTTTGGGCCTGGCTGCTTTCGGCGGACAGGTAAAAGTGTTTGTTGGCCCAGTCGGGCAGGCTGATGGGTTCGGGTGTTTTGAGGGCGTCAAGCCCGCGCGCGACGGATGCACGAATGCTGGCCCGCTGTTCTGTAGGCAGGTGCGCCCACAGGGTGGCCAGAATGTCGGGCGGGAGGTCGCGGGCGGACATGGGGCGTTAGATGGCAAGCGCCGCCTGCGCAGTGCGTGCCTGCTGTAGTGGCGCGTACTCGGTATTGAGTTCGCACCCGATCCATTGCCGGCCCAGCGCCTGCGCCACCTGGGCCGTTGTCCCGCTGCCCATGAACGGGTCCAGCACCACGTCACCCGTGCGGCTGCCGGCCAAGATGCACGGCTCAATCAGCGCGGGCGGGAACGTGGCGAAGTGGGCGCCGCCGTAGGGCGCGGTGTTCACGCTCCACACGCTGCGCCGGTTGCGCATGCCGCCACCTGTGCCGCCTTCCTGCTGCCGGTACTCGGGCATGCCGTGAACCTTGGCGTCAGGGTTCGCCTTGCGCGGTGTCAGCCGGTTTTGCGGCTTCATCGTCTCGGGCTCCTGAATCGCCACATGGTCAAAGAAGTACCGCTCGCTCTTGCTCAGCAGAAACAGGTACTCGTGCGCCTTGGTGCAGCGGTCGGTCACGCTCTCGGGCATCGGGTTCGGCTTGTGCCAGATGATGTCCTGGCGCAAGTACCAGCCAGCGGCCTGCAACGCGAAGGCCACGCGCCACGGCATGCCCATCAAGTCCTTTGGCTTCATGCCCGCGGCGTCAAGCCAACCCGGCTTGTTGCGCACGTTCGTGATGTGCTCGCCATGCGGCGTCTGCTTGTCGCTCTTGCTGTAGTTACCGCCACCGCCGCCAGCGTAGCTGTCGCCCAGGTTCAGCCACAGCACGCCATCGTCGGCCAGCAGCTCGCGCACGCCCTCGAACACTTCCACCAGCGCGGCCACAAACTCGGCTGGTGTCTTCTCCAGGCCAATCTGCCCGGGGTGGCCGTAGTCGCGCAACCCGTAGTAAGGCGGGCTGGTCACGCAGCACTGCACCCGCACGCCCTGCGCCTTCAGGTCGCGCATCGTGTCGCGGCAGTCGCCAAAAATCACTCTGTTCATAGGTTCTCGCGTTTTTCCACCAGCCATCTAACTGTCGGTTCAAGCGGACGCCGTGCCGGCGCCGCTTAACCTAGCGTTAGCGGTCATTCGCCAGTCGCGTTCTCAAGTTTCTCGATCAGCGCGTCGAGCGCCGGATCGTCTTCGTCCTTGCTGTCGCGCTCGTTGTAGAGGTGCTCCAGCGCATCCTGCATGGCTTCGTAGCTACGCTGCACGTATTGGTAGACGTGCGGCCAGTACAGATGCACGATAGCCAGGAATTCCGCGTTTGCCTTGGAGTAATCGTCCATGCCTAGCTCGTCGCCTTCTGGCGATCCTGTCGGCGCGGCATACCATGTCGGAGAGAGGATTATTCCTTCTCCGTTTTCCCAATCCGGTATTTCAATGCGCGTGTTGTCGGTGCATTCTTCGGAATCCGTCTCGCAAGCCTCGCAGCCGTCAATTCCGCAGTTGCACTCCACGTCTGTGCGGTAGGCGTTAAGCTCGACAGGGCTGGTTTTCTTCCAGGCTTCGGTGATTTCTTCAACCATCGCGTCGCCATACATCGCGGTCAAAAAACTCCGCGCCGAAAACAGGTGATATTTGGTTTCGCCTTTCAGCGCCTTTTCAGGATTCCAGCGTCTTGCCAGTCTTTTCAGCATCATTTCGTTCTCCTATTCAAAAAACCGCTAACCCGTCAATCCACCGGACGCGCCGCAAGCGGCGCTCCGGTGACTTCGGCGTTATGCACCATTGCCAGCTTTTTCGCTTTATCGAACGCTGCTTGAAATTCAGCGTGACCGCCTGCGACACGCATCGCCTCAATCGCAGCTAGCAAATCTGGTGCAGCGGCAATCAGCTTTGCATTTGCTGCTACATCCCCACTCCCACAGTCGCGAACTTCGGCCAAATATCCGGGCTTGGCCCCCGAGATCATCCACTCACCTGTGGTCGGGCTAGGGTTTTGTCGCTCAACTCTCCACGGCCCCGGGGTGTGTTGCATAACCCGGCATTCAACCAGACCTTGCGCAATAGGCACTGTGCTCATGATTTATCTCCTTCTGGCGCAAGGCCGGTTAATTTTGCGTTAGAACGCAGCATCTGCGCCGCTCCGGATGCCGTTCGCGTCAATCACCATGCTTGGTGCCCATCCGGGGCCGTTGATGAACTTCAACCACGTTTCAACGCTGCTGCCTTTGTCGGCTCCCCATCGCGTGCCGGCCATGTGCTGCGCCAATTCTTCGGGCGTGGCGAACACCGGGGAAATCGGGCTGCCTTCACTGACGGTCTCCCAAATCTGGTAGCCGTCGCCCGTAGGCGGCTCGCTGCGCGTCCAGTCTTCTGCCGCCTGTTCGGCTTCCGGAGACTCCCAGATCGTTCCGTCGCCGTTGCATTCCGGGCACGCTCCCCATTCTTCCGGCAGCCCCGCTGCTGCAATGATCTTCTTCTTCGCAGACCATTTGTCGCAGGCGTCGTGCCCCATGAAGGACGGTGCGCGGCCAGCAAGGCCCGCAGTCAGTTCTACCATATCCGCGCCGCACGTCTTTCCTTGCGTGCTGTAAAGCGGGGCCTCGCACAAATACGGGTGGCACGCACCGCGCAGAGCGTCGGTTCCAGACAGCATCAACAGCGACACAAGGTCGCCAAGGCGCTGGCTTGCCGTTGTGGCTCCGTTGCCACAGCAAGCGGGGCAGTTGTGGCTCTTCGCGTAGTGCGGGTTCAGGAAACCGCTCCACGGCTTGTTCATCGGCCACTGGAAGTCCAACGGCACTCGCTTCAGTTCTCGTCCCATTTCTCTCTCCGATCCGTTCTAACTGTTCATTCCACCGGACGGCCTTCGGCCGCTCGGTGAATTCCGGCGTTAGAAGGTATGTACTCAACATTCCATGTTGGATGCAATTTTATTCTCCCTCGATAGCCGTCGACCCGATCATCAACGAGCACTCTTAAGTGACCGCTTTGGGTAGCCGACTTTATAGTGCAGTAGAACTTCGCTCCAGCGCAGTCTGTGTAAATCAACCGGCCTCCGCGCTTCGCCGGAACTCCGTATGCGTCGCGTATGTGCTGCATACTCATTTCGGCGCTTTCTCAGGGATGATCTCGCGGGCGTAGCGGTCGAACACGAATCCACGCCACGGCTCCAGTGCGATAAACACGCCGCAATCCTGTATCTCGGCCAGCCCAGTGTCATCAGGATGAGGATCGAAAACAGGAACGCCATCGACACCAACGACGGCGTGAAGACAATCATTCCGGCGGGTCGTGGTCCCGCCAATCTCATGGTGACATCCGGATATCCCGAAGTCTCCGCAAGCCGTCTCGAAGTCCCGGAGTTGGATGTACGCGAGGCCGTGCTTGCGCAACCAGCGGTTTACGTCGTGTCTCCACGACGGTCCGGTGAAGATCGGAACCATTTCGATTCGCAAATGCAGCAGGGAGGCGAGAACAGCAGAGAAGCAATTCCCGTCCACCCCAGCCTCTGGATTGTGCAGAACCGTCTGTTTTGTCTTGATCACTTCGCATCCTCTGGATACTCGTCATGCAGCATGCCGTCGAGCAGGCGGCCGGCGGATTTTTTTCCGGCTCGGCAAAACAGCGACATGGCCCTCTGTCCGTCTTGCAAATTCCATGGCGCTCCATCGGCCCACATCCATCGGCTTGACGGCCCTCCGACGGGGCATTCGTCTTGGTCGGCGCTGCTGGCTAGACCTCTGGCGGTTGCCAGTTCGCGCTCAATGGCTCCCATCAGCTGCTTGCCATACCCGCAGATTTCTGAACATTTCGTATTGCAGATGCCCACTTGCGAGCATCGATGCCGTCTGCGCTTTGGCACCAGAAACCGTGACGCCGATCGTGTCAGCGATCTGCCTTGTAGTGGCGCGGCCTCCAAGATACGCGATCGCGTCGAGGTAGGCCTTGCGGGCTTTTTCGGCCCGCATCCGGCGGGCATTGTGCGAGCCCGCGCGCATCCTGGCTTTCGACTCCTGGCAAATGGCGTTGCGCTCGCTCTGCTCGGCGCGCAGTAGTGCGGCGCGGGCGGCTATCTGCTCGATCTGCACGCGCAGTGAATTCGGAGCGTTCTGAGTTCCTCCAGAGAAGACTTCGCTCATCACGCGTCCTCGAACACGATTCGCGGCACGGCGCGGCCTATCGGCGTGCAGCGGTACAGGACGACCTCGCCATGCGTGGCAACGGCATCGTCGACGGCGAGTTGCTTGGCGGCGTCGATACTCATGTCGCGCAGTGGCCAGGCGGAAAGGTGTGCCTGTCCGCTGCGGCAGATGGCGTATTGCTCTGGCGGCTGTGCTGGCTCGGTGACGTCGATGTGGTGGATACCGATTATGTGCGCCTTCTCGATTGCCTCTTGAACTCCAGAATACGCATTCTCGATGTCGGCGGTCACGAAATCCTCAAGCTCTTTGGTTATCGCCGCGATCGGCTCGGCGCCAGCTTCCGGCGACGGCTGCGCGGTTTCACCGCCAGTCGTTGCCGACAATGTCGCTCTGGCGTTTTGCAATTGGCCGTCGTTCCACAGCCTGCCGAGCGCGGTGATCTGATAGCCAAGCGATCCGGTGACGCAGTCCTTGCCTTTGATGACCAGACGGTCGGCTACCGCTGCATTGGCGTTGTCGCGCACCTGTTGGGCAGTTAGTCCGGTCTGTTGAGCCAGCTCTACTGTCGTTAACATGCCGTTGGTGATGAGCGCGCGCAGAATCTTGGCGCGCGCTCCGTTTTGGTTGGTTTGTGCCATCGCTGTCTTTCGAGAGGTTATCCGCCACGCATGGTATGCGTGATGACCCGGCCGCCGGGCTGGTGGTGAATGGTCTGCTTGCCGAAGAACGTCCGCTGCTCGGTGTCCGGTTCCGGCTCGTTGTCGTCCGGGCTGGTTTTTGTGCCTTTCTCGCGCCGCAGCCCCATGTGGCTCGCCTTGTCGCGCAGTTGCTGCATCGATACGCCGAAGCGCTCGGCGAGTTCGGGAAGATTCCCCGTCGCGTAGCTCTCCGTCATTGCGTCAAGCTCCGCATCGGACCAAGCTTTGTATGGCCGCCGCGAGGATTGGCTGGTCATGCGCCTGCTCCGGCGATCCGGCGCGCTGGGGAGTCCGCAAGAAGCCGGAACTGGTACATGACGTCGTCGAGCGCTTCGTGCAGCTCGGCAACGGACTCGGCGACGACGTCGGCGTCGGCGACCAGGCGCATCTGTTCCTGGAAGCTGGCGCATCCGGCCCGGGTGCTCCTCGGCGCGCCCGGGCGAACGATGCGCAAGAGCTTTCCTCCGAACTGCTGCAGCATCTTGGCCTCGTGGACGAAGCGAACGTCGGTGAAGACGAAACGGCGCTTGCTGTCGAGAAGCGCGTTCATGGTGTGCACCGCACTATCACACCAGACCTGCCGGTAAAGCTCTGTTTGCCCCCACGTGGTGCCGAGAGACTCGAGAAGTTGCACCGGGGTTTTGCCGAGCCAGTGAATCACCCGCTCTTTGCGCTCCGGGGTGAAGTCGTCGTCGGTCAGCCCGAGCATCGCCTTGAGCCCGGCGCGCAAGGGATCCGCAAACGCGATCGGGTGGAACCCGTGCACGTCCGACAGGTAGCGCGCCGCGGTGTCTTTGCCGTTGAACGGCTGCCCGGTCAATCCGATGATCTGCATGCTGTGCTCCTCAAAACCAGTCAATGGGGCGGGTCGGCGTCGGAATGCTCAGGCTGTCGCGTCGATCGTGCAGCGCCTGCGCTGCCCGGTCGGCTGCCGCGCGTTTTTCGTCGAGGCTGTGCAGCTCGCCCATCCAGTAACTGCAGTCCTCGAGGGCGAGGCGCACCTGGGCGGCCGCGTGGTCTCGGGCGGCTTGCAGGTCGTACTGGTGGATGCGCGACGCCGGAATGCGCAAGCCAAGGCCAAGGCGCAGGGCAGCACGGCAAGCGCGTTGAATGGCCTGGCCTATGGTCTGCCGCAGTGGCTGGCGGGGCTCGCGCTCCGGAGCTGTGTGGGTGGCAAGGTCGCAAGTTTTCATGCTTCGGAATCTCCCAAGATTGGCCGCGTCGCGCGAAAGCCGACGCTGACATACTCGCCATGCAGAAATGACGCGTGGAGCGCGAACGCGCCGGCTGCCTTGCCGCTGCGGCATCCTCCGCCGCGAGTCAGTCCGCGGTCGTCCCACACCATGCGTTGTACGCCGGCCATTGGAAATATTCCCATTCCCGATCTGAGCGGGTCGCACGGGGCCGTCATCACGCTCGGCGAGTCCGCGTCGACGATGCCGGCAACGCCGTCCGGGCCGCCCTGCACATCGTCGTACACCCACGACCAGGCGTTGCCGCCGAAGTCGCAGATGCGCTCGCCGTTCGACAGCACCTTCCAGCGGGTTTCGGCCTGATCGTCCGGCTGATACATGCCGGACACGGGAGCCAGAACGCTGCGCTTCCGCAGGCCCTGAAACAGCTTGCCCTCGCCGAATGCGCCGCCAGTCCAGTTGGCGTTTTGGCCGGCGACGTCGTGAGCGATCGCCAGCCACTGCTGCTCAGTGATCAGCGACCAGCCAGCGGCCCGGCAAGCGGCCATGGCGTTGAGGTACGAAATGCGCACCCACGGCGTTTGGGCTGCCGCTGATGCCGCGCGGGGAACGCGAGAGTCGGGCGCCTGGCTGCAGAGAAACTGCGAGGCTTCGAACGGCGGAACGACGATGCCGCAGGGCAGATGCGTTTCGGGAACGAGGATGAATGCGTTTTCCATGGCCGGGAAGCGCTCAAGCCGCGAACGGGTTGCCGAAGAACAGCGGCGCGCGCGTGCCTTCGGAAACCGTCGTCACGATCTTGGAAGCCGCCGCTTCGAGCACCTTGTCGGAGCGGATGAGTTCGTACCAAAACGTGACTTTGCCTTCCTTGGCTCGGTAGCGAAGACGCGCGTCGACGCGATACGCTTCGGCTCCCCAAAAGACCGGGATGCCGATGGAGAAACGGTCGAACATCCGCATTTTCTCGAGCGTGCCGGCGTCGTCGGTCGACGTGAACGCCATGTCCACCCCGCCAGACTGCAGGCGCAATGCCGATTTGAAGCGCATATCCTGCTTCGCCTCGAAATCGATCGCCATGCGCAGCATGTCGGCGCCGGACGGGGTGTGCTCGTCGCCAGTGATGTCGGCAAGGTTGTCCTCAATGAACGCCGCGAATTCGGCCTGGCCGAATGGCTGCCGGTCCTTGGCTTTCCACCGGTTCCACTCTTCGGATTTCCGGGGAGCGAACTTCACACGATGGTCTCGCCAGTCCCGGTCATCGTCTTCCGCTCCGTGATCATTCACGACGCCGAGAAACTCGACTTTCCCTTGCACATAGTCGGCCTTGACCCAAACGGTGGTCTGCTCACTGGCGTGCAGGGTCAGATACGCGACGAAGCTTTCGACGGTATCCGTCTCGATGCTGGCCGTCTTGCGGCGCGGCTGTTGCAGAAGCTTTTCGTCGTCGAAATCCTTGACCGTCCAGTTCGGCGGCAGAGCTACCCTCGTCAGGTGGTCGTACTCACGGCTGGCAATCTCGACCGGCTTCGGAAGCTCGCTAGCGAGCGTCTCGGCGATGTTTTTTGGCGTTTGGGTGTTTTCCATGGGGTTCAGGCTTTCAGGGTGATTGGCTGGCGAGAGTCAGCGGGGACGGTTTGCAGATCGAGCTTCTTCTGGTGCGGATCGTCGGCGACCAGGTTGCCTTCGGGCGTCGCGAACAGCATCGCCTCGAGTGCTGGCTCGGCGGGCTTGGTCAGCTTGACCTTGCCGGTCAGGATCATCGCGCCGCCGCGCGTGGCTTTCTTGACGCTGATGGTCAAGTCGATGCGGCCGGCTTTGCCGGTCTCGTCGACAGCGCTGACCAGCTCCTGAAGCTTGGCGCTGGCTGTGTCGACAAACACGCCTCCGCCGATGTGGCGCAGGGTGTCGGTGATTGGTCGTGTCATGGTTGCTCCTCGGGTGGTGAGTGGGCGCCGTCTCTCCGGCTGTCGCGAGGCTTTCGTTCTCTCGTTACGCCGGCATGCTTTCCGTAGCCGGTCACGCCTGCGGCATTCGCCAAGGACTCTGGCGTTCTCGCGCAGATCAGTTTCACGCCATGTCGGTCCCGCTGATTCGGGCCGGGGCGGTTTGCAGCACTGCTCTGTGTTGGCTGCCGGCCGCGTCAGTTTTCCAGCTGACCAAGGCCTTTATAGAGGCGACCGAAAACCCGCGTCGCGCCTGGTGCGGCCGGCAGTTTTCAGTCTTCCCGCCTGGCGTTTTGCTCGCGGCGGGCGAGGTGCTTGCCCTCGTCGACACCGGCGTAGAACGCATCGCGGCGCGCTGATCCGGCAGGGAACGTGCACCGCACCGGGTGCGAGGCGAAGACGTACAGTAAGAACTGCTTGACGCCTTCGCGGTACTCCACGCTTCGCGCCTCGCGGCCACGCGGGAACGCTTCGGCGAGGAGGCGCTCGGCGAGAAGTACGCCGCCGGGTTGGTCGAAGTGGGGCATGTGGTGGCTCCGTGGGTGGTCGATGAGTGAGACTTTAGCCGCACGTGGCTACCGTGTCAAGCCATAAAAGGCTATTTTGGGGTAAAAAAAAGCCGCACGGTGGCGGCTTCTTCAGTTGGCCCCGTCAGCGCGGAAAGGTCGTTACCCATGCAATGTGTACCAGCCGAGTGCGCGGACGAACAAAGCGACGATGCCAACGCTGATGAGAGCCGCCGGAATTATGGCGAAAGTCAGCTTGATCAGAAAAATCACCATGGACAAGAACGACATGTGAATGTCCGTCACAACCACGCGCGCCGCGGATCGGCGCTCTGTTGGCGCGGCCGTTGGCGTCGTTGGTGCCGCGCGCTCTTCGGCCAGCGTGGCGTCCGTTGGCGCGGCTCTGTCGACAATAGCTGGCGTCTCCGCCATGTCCTCTACCAGGAAATGCGGCTCGGGCGCCAACCGAGACCGGCGCGCCGGCTGTCCTTGGGTATCCATAGCGAAACCATATCATGATTCGTGGCATTTGCAGCCCTTGATCGCGCGCAGTCGAGTTCGGGCTAGTCGTTGCTCTCGCTGCGCGGCCCGAAATCCTTTTTGCGGGTTGCCTTTCGCGCAAGATCGAGCAGTATCTCTCGCACTTCCTGCGAGGCGTCTCGGTATCCCTGCAGCAGCTCGCGTTCTTCGACGGGCGGCTCGTGAACCGCCAGGACGGTGACCGGCGCGGTAGGCCCATACTGGTCGATAGGCTCGGCGAGCAAATCCTTCGCTGTCCGTCGGAAAGCTCTGGCGATCAGTTCGAGATTCTGCACCGTCAGATTGCCGTCACCGTTCTTTGCGCGGCGAACGGTGCTGAACCCGACGTGAGCAACGTGCGCCACCTTCTCCAGCGTTTCCCGGTCTGGATACGACGCCATAAGGGCCGTCAAGTTGCGAGAGATGATCGCCGCTATATCCATTTGTGGATTGTCCCAAAGACAAAAAGCCATGTGCGGCTATTGCGTGTAGCCACAAAAGGCAATAGACTGGTGGCCATGAACACGTCAACACCTCTCTACGAATTCGTTATCGCCCACCTCCGGGCCAAGGCGATCCCGCAGCGCACGGTCGCGGCCGGCTCAGGCGTGCCCTACTCGACGGTCACCAAGATCGCGCAGGGCTCCGTCAAAGACCCCGGCGTCCATACCGTGCAGCGCCTCGCCGACTTCTTTGCCAAGCAGGCGCAAAGGCCGCAGCAGAGCCAGCCCGAGCCAGTCGAAGAAGCCGCTTGACCGTGTCCATGCGCTGCATCCCCATCTCCTCCCGCCGGGCGTCGTCGTCTCCCCTCGCTCGGCTTTGCCCCTCCCGCGTGCCCGGACAAACGCGCGGGAGGGCTTTTTTTTCCGCGAGAGGATCGCCAGCCATGGCCGACGCCACAGCCGCCGCCAGGTCGAGAAGAAGCGTCTCGCCGCGCAGATCGCCTGCCGTGTTCCTGGCGTGCGCCATGGCGACCAAGTCTTGCAGCAGCGGTTGCCGTTCTGCGACGGGCAGCCGTCTTGTGAGCGCGAAGCAGATCCCGCTGAGTGCGGTAGTCAGGGCGTTGTAGTCGTCGGCAGTGATGGCCATTGGGGCCTCCTGTGTGTGTGGATGAAAGATAGATCGCCGCTTGTACGAAGGCTGTCCGGATTTTTCGTACAGACACGTACAAGCCAACGAAAGGGGAGGGCAGGCAATGCAACCAGCGCTGTTTCACGAGTCAATCCAGGACGCACTGCGCGAGGTTATCCGTGCAGCAGGAGGCGCCAAGATCGTCGGCGCCAAGCTGTGGCCGTCGCTGCCCGTCGATCAGGCGGCGAGCAAGATCAGCGACTGCCTCAACCCGGACAGGCGCCAGCACTTCAGCGAGGCCGAACTTCTGCACCTGCTGCGCATCGGTAGGGAGATCGATTGTCACGCCGCGATGCACTACATCGCCTCGATCTGCGGCTACTCACAGCCTGATCCCGTGACCCCGGCTGACGAAGTGCAGGCCCTGCAGCAGCAGTTCATTCTGGCGACCAAAGAACTCAAGGCCATGAGCCAGCGCCTCGAGGCGATCACCGCGCGCGCCAACCTCTCGGCGGTTCGCTGATGGACGACGCCGACCGAGCCAAGGAAGTCGAGCAGATGCCGATTGACCTCGCCATAGCCGCAGCCCGTGCCTCGACAGCAGACCTCGCCCCCTGCGGCATCTGCTACTACTGCGACTCCATCGTCCCGCCTGGCTGCCGCTTCTGCGACGCCGACTGTCGAGACGACCACGAGCGCCTTGCCCGTGCCGAGAAGATCGCAGGCAAACGCCAATGAACCCCACCATCCCCACAGAAAGCAACCGCGCGCGCAACCAAAACGCAACCACTCGCAACGTCAAACCATTGCCGCTCGCGCTCAATCCCGATGTAATTCCGCCCGTGCTTTGCGCACGCCACGGCCACAGAAGCCGACCCCATGAACGGATCA